GGGATTTTTCTGCTTATCAAAGAAACACAATAGAAACACATATTGTAAAACCTTTAGAAGATGTACAAGAAACTATATTTGAAATTCAAAATTATATAAACAATAAATAAAAAAAAATGTACACAAAACACTTATTAAAATTAGCAAAAGAAGTTATGCCTTTAGACAAATGGGAATATTGTCATGAAAATTTAAAAAAACAAGATGTTTATTGTGATTGGGTTTTTGAACAGTTTTTATATGAGCTTATATATTTAAATAAAATTACCTTACATTATGAAAACTTAATAAAATTTAATCTTTTAGATGAACATGAAAAACAAAAATTAATTAAAATAATAAAATCAAATAGACTATGAAAGAGAAAACAATATATTGTGGTTCAGGAAAAGTAATGAATGAAAAGTGGTTAAAAGTAACTATTAATCCTGACAAGCTAAGAGAACACATACAAGAGTTCAATGGTAATAAGTTCATTAAACTAAATATTAATGTAAAAGATGAAGCTGACCAATATGGTAAAGATGTAGCTATTAGTGTAGATACTTGGCAACCAGAAGAGAAGAAAGAATCTTCTAATGATTTACCATTTTAAAGATGATGGAAGAATCAAATTACTTATTGAAAAGGGGTTTGACTATGTCAGTCATACAAGGTTTATTAATGGAAGGTTTTACACTTCCAGAGATAGCTAAAGAAATAAATATTAGACCTGAAAGATTGGCAAGAGAATATAAACCAATTAAAAAAAATTATAAGTACTTTGATGATGTAACACCTCAAAAGGTAGATGAAGGGTTGGGTGCTTGTTCATTTACCTTTGATGGTGTTTATACTTGGGATAGATTAACACAATCAGAAATAGAAGCATATAATAATTACAATGAAAAACACAAAGCATATTATGAAACATAATAGTGATTTTGCATATGACTTACAACTTGGATTAAAAGGAGAAAACTTAGTTTATAACATGTTGTCAAATGAAAAGATAGAAGTCAAAACAGATTTTCAAGCAAAAGATACAGGCAATGTTTTTGTGGAATATGAAAGTAGAGGAAATTTAAGTGGCATATCCACAACACATGCTAAATGGTTTTGTTTTGTTTTATCTAATGAAAATATAATATTTGTAAATACTATTAAATTAAGAAATATTTGCAGAGAATATTTAAACACAAAAAGAGATATTTTAGGTGGTGATAATAATACTTCTAAAGGAATACTTTTACCAATCAATCAATTAATAAAATTATGAAAGAATTACCATACTTTAAATTTTACCCTAACCAATGGATAACAGGGTCTATAATGTTTATGAAATTAGATGTGCAAGGTGCATTTATGAAGATATGTTGCTACTACTGGAGCAAGGAATGTAATGTAAGCAGAGAACAAATTAAATCATTAGTGCCAGACCATTGGAGTAAACTGCTTGATAGTCAACTACTTAAGATAGATAAAGACAAGATAAGAATAAAATGGTTAGATGAACAATATGCAGAAAGATTAAAAGAACACAAAAGAAATGTAAGCAATGGCAGAAAGGGGGGCTTAAGCAGGGCTAAAGCATTAAGAAAAGAAGAGATAAGAAAAGATAATAAACTACCATATCATGGTACAGAATTTATAACATGATAGTAAATAAAGAAGAACATTTAAAATATTTATTTGCTTTTAAAGAAGGTAAAATACAAAGAGGTTTAGGTATTGGTAACGAATTAGATAATTGGTTTGTTCACAAAAGAGGTTCATTCACAGTTATAGTAGGTTTAGATAATGTAGGTAAAACTAATTTTATGCTATGGTATTTTTTATGCTTAAGTGTTAAGCACAATGTAAAGTGGTTAATATGGTCAGGTGAAAATAGTGCTGGACAATTAACAAGAGATTTAATTCAAATGTATTCACAAAATAAATTAGTAGATTTAAACAAACTTGAAATAGAAGAATACAATAATAAAATAGCTGAATGGTTCTCATTTGTAAGTAATAAGAAAATGTACAACCATAAAGATTTATTAAAGTTATTTAAACAAAGTGATTGTGATGCTTGTGCTATTGACCCTTTTACAGGATTGAACCATGATAGAAGAGTAAACCAATATGAAAGAAACTATTTAATATGCAATGATATTAGAGAATTTTGTAATACTACAGGTAAAGCTGTTTATTTAATGACACATCCAATGACAGAAAGTGCAAGAAGAGTATATCCACCAAACCATGAATATGCAGGATATATACAACCACCAAGAAAAAGTGATGTTGAAGGTGGACAAGTATTTGCTAATAGATGTGATTCTTTTTTAAGCGTCCACAGATTTATTAATTCACCTGAAAGCTGGATGATGACACAAGTTAGAATAGAAAAAATTAAAGATAAGCAAACTGGAGGTACTCCTACTTTAGATAAACCTTTGTCTTTTGACTATAATAAAGGATTAGGATTTACCATTGGTGGTATAAATGTATTAAAATGAAAACAGTAAATAGTATATCAGGAGGCAAGACATCAGCATACATAGCTGCTAACTATCCAGCAGATTATAATGTATTTGCATTAGTTAGAACAGATGACAAAAGCTGTATGTATCCAGATGCAAAGGTTAGGCAGTTAGTTAGTGATAAGTTAGGAACAGAGTTTATAGGTACTTTAGAAGATGATGTTATTATTAATACCATATTAGATTTAGAACAATTTATAGGTCAAGAAATACATTGGGTAACTGGTAAAACATTTGATGAGGTTATTAAATACAAAGGAGGTTATTTACCAAACAAAATAGCAAGATACTGTACAACAGAAATGAAAACTATGCCTATTTTATATTGGATGTATAATGTAATTAAAGAACCTGTTATAATGAGATTTGGCTACAGGGCAAATGAAACAAACAGAGCAAAAACAATGTTAGCAAAAACAGATGAAGAAGGTTTTACAAATGTTAAAGCTACATTCACTAAACTTAAAGATGGTAGAAATAGTTGGCAAAATGTAAAATATTGCAAACCTGAATTTCCATTAATAACTGATAATATATATAGAGATAATATAGAAAAATATTGGAGTGATAAATCTGTTAGATTTGCTACCTTAAATAATTGTGTTGGTTGTTGGTGGAGAAATGAATTATTATTAAAAAAAATGTTTGAATTGCATCCTAATAAAATGAATTGGTTTGATAAACAAGAACAAGAAAACAAAGGTACATTTAGAACAGGTATTACCTATAATAACATTAAACAACATAAACTACAAACAGAACTATTTGAAACTGATTTTAATGATTGTGATTCTGGTTACTGTGGATTATAAAACAATAAATATGAAATATAGATATGATAACATAGATACTTTTATGAGTTATAAAAGTTGGACAGACAAACAAAAGATTGATGAGCTATTAAGAATAGATTGTAACCTGTATGCAAACTTAGGTACTGATAGCACACAAGAAGAAAAGGCAGAAGCCAAAAGAAGAAGTTTAATAATATATAGATTAATTAAAACACTTGATAAAAAGTTAGGTGATGAATTACTATATATGGAAGATAAAAAGCAATAATGGACACAATAGATATAACAATTACAAAGAACAAGTTACAGATACTTATGCTTCAAGCAAGAGAAAACATTAAGGAAAAGGCAACCAATAGCAAAGTAGAAGCATTAGATACATTAACAGATGCTTATTCTACTATAGTTTATTTACAAGCTGCACTTGATGATTTAAGAAAAAAAAACCTTATTGCTGAACAAAACAATGTTAAGGCATACAGGCAGAACAAAAAACTTAAACAAAAATTTAGTAAATTTGTATAGTATGGATTTAAAATACATATATTATATAGTATTTATGGTATGTATAGTTTCCTTCTTTGCAGGGTTACTTACACATTATTTATTTAATAGAGATTAATATGGCAAAGAAAAGAACACTAAATGAATTAAGACAAACTAAAGAAGTTTATGACCACCCTTATGAACCAGTAGTAAATGGCTTAAGATACTTATGTGCTATATACCCTAATAACTATGATTTAGGTGCAGCAGTAAGAGAACATTTTCAAATACATCAGAATGAATGCTAATAAAAAAGGCAAGAGGTTTGAACTTAAAGTAGCTAAGTT